TGCTTCTGTGCCCAACTCCGTGCCTTGGGGTCAGGCTCAACCTGCGGTGCTGCTTGCGGCGCGACAGGACGCTCTGTCGATGGTGCTTCTTGCACCACCCGCTGACGCTCTGCCTGAGCCTTGGCCACAACTAGCCGCTGCTCCTCAACCGCGAGCCGAGACATCTGCTTCTGAATATCGGCCATCGCGTCCGCATCGTTGGCATCCCAAGCGGCCTTGTACTTGCGCTTGAGAGCCTCCTCTTCAGTCTTGATGCGGTTGCCGTACTCCTGCAGATACCCGGTATCCAACGATTGAACACGGGTCTTCAACTGCTGGTTCTCTTGGATCAGCTGTTGTGTGAGCCGAACAGCCTCTTCCTTGTCGCGCTGCTCGCGCCGATAACGCTCCGTCAGCTTGTTGATGCGCTCCCGCACACCCTTGCTGTAGGACTCAAGTTCATCGGACCCCGCAGCCGGTTTCTCGGTTTCCGGCTCAGGAGCAGATCCCGTTTCGAGCTCGGTTTCCTGCTCGATGGTGTTTTCCTCGGACATAGGTCCCTCCTCAAACGTGCTTGATGTCGTCGGGCTCAAGCAGCGTTGCGATCACCTCATCATCGTTGATGATGCGAACCTCACCGCCATCAATCTTGAACCGCGAACCCGTGTACCGGCCAATGCAAATCCAGTCGCCTTGTCTGCACCAAGGCTCGGCATCAGGGCCGAACTTGTCCGGATCCTTGTACGCTTCTGGCCCCACGCGCAAAACGTAGGCCACAACCGTGGCGAGAGCTTCGCGCTCAACGACCTGATCGGGAAGAAACAAACCACCTTCGGTTTGTGACCTGCCCTTGTACGGCATGACCAGAATACGCCAGCCAGTAGGTTGAGGAAGTCTGTCAAGGAGGGCTTTGTCGAGAAGAGACGGGTCCAAGACGCGCTCTTCGGGCTTAACGTAAGCGGTCTCTACACTCGCCGCTTGACGTTCTTTTTCAACACTTTTGACAACGTGGTCAGGGAGATAAAGCCTCTTCACCATCTTGTGTCGTTCTCTCCAGCAGGGCTCTTAACTCTTCCCTGGCGAAGGAGACGCCCCGAATCTCCCCCACCACGAGTTTATACTGCTCCCAGTTTGACACGGATCCCGTGACAAGCGTAGTCGCGAGGTCCTCTTCGCGCTCACGGAGAACCTTGTACAGCTTTCTCGACAAGTCCACAACATCCATTAGAAGTATTCTCCGTAACTCTCTTGCAGGTTGGACGTAATCGGCCCACCTTTTACCCACGAGTCACATGTGTTCTTCGACATGCACACGAATTTCCACTTCTGGCAGTACCCCGTGTTGCCGGATTCGTCGCCAATACACTCCAGCATGTCGTCGCTCTGGTTGTACGCCGCGCAGCTTCCGCACACCTGATCCTGACGGAATGCCGCCCCCGGCTCAGGAGTCCTGTAGTTGGCATACTCAACCGCTTCTTCACGGTTCTCGTCGTTGACTTCAGGATCCTTGGTGGCAAGGGGGCACATCTCGCCCTCCTCATCCTCCTCGTACTTGTCGACTTCCATCTCCTCGTCGGGGAGAACCTTGATCTCAATGCGCATGCCCGCCTCTCCTAGAACCCAAGGGAAGATGCGATCTTCCCGATCACGGTCTTCTTGCCAACCATCGTCAGCGCCACCTCAAGCGTTTCTTGATTGCGGCGCAGCCAGCCCTTGCCAAACGTGTCAAAGGTCGACAGACCGCGGTAAAACTTCTCTCTAGCCGCGGCCATCGCTTCGATAATACGCTTGTCGTCCATTTTCTCAACTGCAGCAAGAGTTGCCGCGCCAATACCACCATCTGGTTCAACTCCAACGATACGTTGCAGGGCTTTTGCCGCACGTCCTGTGCCACTGTTGACGGCCCAATCAAAAACCGCCCAGTCCACACCACTGGGCAGGTCATCGCCTTTGACCTTGTCCCAGTACAACTTCTTGTACAACGGCGCTACGTCCTTGACAGTCAAGGCCTTCATTGCGTCCTTGCCCGCAGGCTTGCCAATCCACTCTTCCCAAACCTTGCGCGTGACACCAAGATTGGTCTCTCCGCCAGGATCCCTCGGGTGGTTGACGTAGCCACCTTCGTGCTTGAGGAGCATGGATAGACATTCGTCAAAGTTTTCCTTCACTTACGCCTCCTGAACAGACCAAGAAACCCTCGCATCATCTCTTGCGGCGAGGGCAGTACCCAGCCAACAACCAAAGCAACCCATACCCAGATGGGTATATCTTCGACGTTGTTGATCGTAACAGACTCCACCGAAGCGGCCTCTACCTGTTTGCTCTCGGTGATGATGTCCCTTCCCGCTTCCGTCCTTTGCTGATTGGCGACAACCTGCTGAGTGTTTTCCTTCCCAGCTTGGACATTGGCCGCAACATTCGGACCGCCACCTCCGAGCATGCCAAGAGGCAGCGCGCCGCAGCCCGCAATCAACAGGAAAAGGACGAGAAGACTACTCCTCATGCCCGTTCTCTCGGGTACGGACATAGGCGCTTGCGCCCATGAATGCGGCAACCACCGCTGCTTGCGCCGTGTAAAACATGGTCATCAAACCGTTGACGGCCTCAACACGCTCCGTACTGATGATCGGCAACAGCATCATGACCGTCAAAACGACCATGGACCCCATGGCAACCCACGCCATGTGTCGCTGTTGGTCCTGCTGCTTGTCCCAGTTGTCAATTCTCAGCAGTTTCTCGTGACGGTTGATTTCACCGTTCGTGACCGTCCCGTCACCGTCCAGATCGGCCTCGTCAAGCACGCTATTCGGCTCAAGTCGTTTCGGAGTCATGAGTTGTTCTCCACATAGAGCCACAAGACGACGGTCATGAACGCCGTTACACTCGTAAGCATCAGGAAGATCAGAAGACCGGAGATGATCATCTCCTTCACTTCGTGCTTGTGATGCTCGTGATCCGCCCGCTGCTTTCGAACCTGCGCCTCAATGCGCAGCAGTTCATCCCAAGCTGACTGCCCCATCGAGTACTGAACGAAAGTTCTCAACTCATTCCGCTGCGCTTCCAACTGACGCTTGGCCGCGAAGATCTGGATCGCCTCTGCCTGAACGGAAGACGAAAACGTCTTGTACCAAGGAGGCTCGGCGTTCTTGCGCTCCAAGAACTCAATATCCGAGATGGCGCCAGCCCATGTGGCCAGCTGCCCTCCCATGTCCTGAAGCTCGCGACCAAACTCAATGCCCTTCTTCAGGGCATTATAGGCTGCAGTCGCAGTGGCTATGATCGTTACGGGGTCCATAGCCGCATCTTAGCATAGATGCAGCGTCAGAACACTCCATCAAACCGCTGCGGACGCGCAATGCGGCTGAACGATGTAATCATACCACCCTTAGCCTTCTTTTGCTGGCGCGACTTTCCAGCCTTCGACAACGCAATGGCAACAGCCTGCTTCTGCGGCTTGCCACGCTCCATCTCGGTGCGGATGTTCTCCGAGATGACCTTCTGAGACTTACCTGCTTTGAGGGGCATTTCGAGGCCTCATCATCATGTTCTGCCGCTGCACTGATATCCGCTCCCGGTTCACGGCATTCCGGTCGTCGGCGATCTGTTCCTGGCTCTCAATCCGAGCAGCATCCGTCACAGCCTGTTGCTGCATCTTGGCCGCATCCAGCATCAACTTCGCCTGACTAGCCTGAATGTCTGCCTGATCTTTCTGCTGCTTCAGAGCCAGTTCCTGCATGCGGATCTGAACAAGAGGATCGGCCATTGGATCTTGGCCCTGTCCAACAAGACCCTCAATCACCGTGGCCATCAGATCGACCTCACGCTGCGCAACCAGCTTCTCGACCTCTTCCGGTCGTTGCAACTGCTGCTGGACCTGCATAACGCGCATCTGAGCCTCGCGAGGATCCACCGTCCCGGCCTGCGCCATCTGGATCGCCTGCTGCATAAGGCCCTGAATCTCTTCCATAACCATGCGCCGTGCCTTCTGCGACACATGCTCCATCAGGTGGGCGTAAAGCACCCCCATCACCGTCGGAGAGGTCATAACCAGCGGCGTCTTCATGAACATCTGATGTATCACGATGTGAGCATCATGGTCCTGATCAGGGAACGTCTGCAGCAGTTCACCCATCAGGGCCCGCGCGTTCTCTACCGCAGGGTCCAGAGGCTGCGGTTGCGGCGGCGGAGGCAGCAACTCGTCGATGTTCTGGACCTCGAGCGCCTGATACATGCGGCGATACGCCGCATACAGGTTGTGCATCTGCGGGTTCGACTGCGCCAGCTGCAACTGGGTCTGCGCCAGCGTCACACGCTGCGCCATCGAGAAGATGTTCGGGTCGCTGACAGGAACGACGTCAATTCTGTCATCAAAGTCCGTTGCTTTGATTTCTCTAGAAGCACCGGACACGTCGTAAGGGTACTCCGGCGGCAGGTTTTCCGCAAAAATGCGCGCCAGAATCCGGAACTCGGTCCGCTGGGCGTAGTGCAGCCGCTTGTGAATCGCGGACATGACCTTCATGCCACGCTCAAGCAGTGCAACCGTCGTCCCAACCGGCATTTCTTGGTTGATATTGGTCGTCTGCTCGTCCGCAAGCGACACAAACCGCCGACCGCCCTCGACCAGCGCCCCAAGCAGCTGCGCAAGCGTCGGAGACGGCTCCTTATACGGCAGCGGCATCAGCGAGTTGCGCAAATCCCCGCCAGGAGCGTCAATATCCCGCCACTCGCCGGGTTGAAGCGGCTTGTCGTTGTCCCGAAGACGCAGACCCTTCGCCTTGAAGCCCGCGGGCAGGTTCGCAAGCGTCCCCGCGTCAATCAACTGCCGCAGGATACTGGTCGCCGCGCGACCAAGCCCACCGATCATGTGGATCAGGCCGAAACCGTAGAACCCAAGACCCGGCAGGAACTTGAAGTGGACGAAGTACTGCTTCTTCCGCGCCAGATCCTTGCCCTCGGCAAAGTTCCGACGAATCGCCAAGATCTGACCAGAGCCCTGATCAATGGTCACAATGTACGGCAACTGGATCCCAGTCGGCTCGCCATCCGGACCTTTGTCCTCGAACCCCTCAAGGTCGAGGTCAACGTGCATCTCCAGCAACGTGTAGGTGTCGTCCGTAAACGTCTTCGTCGTGCCTTGGATCTCGTCGACCTTCTGCCGAACCTCGTCAACCTCGAGGTCTTGGCTGATCAGATCAACTTCCCGGTACAGGCCAGCGACCTGCATCTTGCGGATGGAGTTGTAGTCCATCCGCAGAACATGCGTGGCCCGCGGTGTCGTCTGCAGATGCGTCGCCGTGTAGGGGACAACCAGATCCTGCGCAGGCACAAACATCGACACCGCCTGCTGACGCGTCGTGTCGAAGTAGACCTTCTTGAACGTCGATCCGGACAGCGGCAGGTAGAACAGCAGCTGGTCCATATCCGGGTCATAGTCCTCCATGACTTCCGTGATCTGGTAGTTCATGAAGTCCTTGACGCGCGTAGCCTGCTCCTCACGCTGCGCGTCCGCCAGGCCAAGAACACGCGTCTTGACCGGCCCTCCCGCAGGAAGCAGTTCCTTGTACGCCTGAGCCTGAAACTGCACCACGCTCTCGGCGATCAACGGGTGCGTTACGCCAGACGCCTTTTGAAAAGGCTCCGTCCGCTCCTCGTACTTGATTCCCAGTTGGTCGAGCCCCTTGGTGTAGGACTCCTCCCACTCCTGCCGAGACTGCAGGTCGTCCTCAAAGGCCGAGCGCAGCTGCGTCGAGAGTTCCGATAGATACCCATCGTCCAAGTACTCAGCCAAGTTGGCGTCGTGCTCGATCAGCGCCTCACCCAACTGCTGGTCCATCCCGGACTCAGCCAGAGCCTGAATGATCGCGCTTCCGTCAGCGCCCTGAAAGATCTCAGCGCCACCCGCAAAGTCCTCGGGCTGCGGAAGATCGACCATCTCCCCCTGCGGGGCAGGCATCATGCCTTGATCAACCAGAGACCCCATCGAACGAGGAGGGATGGCCATCAGTAGTACTCCCGAACTTTGAACGTGGACGGTTCGTCATTCGCATCGTCGCCTATAAGCGACACAAAGCCGCCCTGCCGGAAACGGAGGAGGGCTAAAGACATGCTATCACAAAAATCGTCGTGGTCGCCATAAGGAAACGACGCAACCTCCTCGATCACCTCGTCCGAGAACTTCTTGTCCTGCGGCGCCCACACAACCCCAGCCTCGAACAACGGAGACACCAAGTTCATCCGCGTGATCTTGTCCATCCCACCTCGGCCCGCGCGCCTCCCCGGCGAGAACCCCAACGCCGGGATCCCACGCAGCCGCATCTCGTCAATCAGCGGCATACCCGCCGCCTTCGCCTCAACAAGCACCATATCCGGCTTCCAGTACTCGTGCTCCTCGTAGGCAACCTCCTTCAACTCCGGGAAACTCCACCGCCCACGCTGCGCATCCAGCAGAATGATGTTGTCCGGGCTGTCTGGCGTCGGCTGGAAGATCCCCCACGTCGTAATCGCCGAGTAGTCCGCCGTCTCCTTCTTCGAGAACGCCGTGTCATACGCCTGAATGATGTACTTCAACTCCGGGATATCGTCCTTGTCCCACATCTTCCACCACTCACGGCGGATGATCGCGGACTCATTTCCCGTCGGCTGCTGCTGCCACTGCGCAGACCACTTGGCCACCGGCAGCGACGCCTTTATACCCAAAAGGGCATCTTTGTCCCAGAACTCAGGCCACAGAGGTTCCCCAGACGGCATGATCGCCGGGAACTCGACCACCTCCCACTGGTCCGCGAAAATGTCAGACCCCTGCGCAGCAATCAGCCTGCCCGTCAGGTCCTTCTTGCCCCAACGCGTCATGACCAAGATGATGGACCCACCCGGCTGCAGACGCTGCCGAGGCCCAGAGGTGTACCACTCATACGCTTGGTCGTACGCCGTCTCGCTCAAAGCGTCCTGTTCCGAGTGCGGGTCGTCGATGATGAACAAATCCGCACCACGGCCCGTGACCGCCGCGCCCACGCCCGCCGCAAAGTACTCGCCGCCCTTGTCCGTCCCCCACTTGCCCGCGCCCTTGTTGTCCTCCTTCAAGAGCGTGTTCGGGAAGACCTCCTGATACCGCGGGTCGTTGATCAGATCTCGGACCTTGCGGCCAAAACGAACTGCCAGTTCCGTGTTGTGCGTAGCCTGAATGATTTTCAACTTCGGGTTCCGCCCCAAGAACCACGCAGGCATCAGGTAGCTGGCGAACTCCGATTTCGAGTGTCGAGGCGGCATGTTGATGATCAGCCGCTTCAACTCCCCGCGCGCCACACGCTCCAACTTCTCCGCAATGATCCGGTGATGCCGACCCTCGATGAAGTTGTCGTACACATGGTGCGCAAAGGCCATGAAGTCGTGCTGGACCGTGTCTCGCAGGTCCAGCCGCTTCTTCGCCTCAGTGAGGGCCAAGATCTCTCTTAGCACCTCATCAGGTAGCGCGTGAAGGTTCATGCCCGACGACTAGCCCCCGGACGGATCGGCCGGTACCCCTGCAGGTTCGCAACCGGCTGCGGCTGGTAATACGGACCAACCGTTGGTCTAACCATGCCAACCGGCACACAAGTAAACCCACCATTTGCCATCATCTGCTTGACGTACCCCGGCGGACACTCGAACGTCGGCTCTGGCTCCTCGTCCACCGGTTCTTGGACCTCGACTTCTGTGCCACCGGGACCCGTTCCTCCGCCAGTGCCCGTGCCCGTGCCGCCGCCCGTTCCTCCGCCAGTACCCGTGCCCGTGCCGCCGCCCGTTCCGGAACCCGTACCAGTTCCTGTACCAGAGCCCGCTCCTCCACCTGTACCAGTACCCGTACCGGTTCCTGTGCCAGAGCCAGTTCCGGAACCCGTGCCCGTGCCTTCTCCGCCACCCCCGAGATCAATATCGACGCCCTCTCCGCCGCCGCCACCCGAAGTGCCGCCGCCACCTGTCCCAGTGCCTGTGTCCGCGGCCCCGCCACCCGTCCCGGTGCCTGTGTCTCCACCATCAACCACAACATCGGTGAGATCTGTTTCGCCAACACCCGTATCAAGAGGGATGTCCGGAACCTCATAGGTGTACGCAGTTTCAACCGAGGACCGTGCTGGTTGCCCAACCGTCGGTCCAGCTGGTGTATACACCCCTGGTTGCCCAACAACAGTCGGCTGCGTGACCGTCTGTACCCCGGGCACAGGAGCAACGAGGCTCGTGATCCCACCAACAGGGATGTTGAGTCTCGGATCAATGGGGACGACCGTGCCGGGAGAACCGCCGCCGCCACCGCCTCCCCCGCCACCGCCGATGGTCGGTGCGATCAGTTGCGGGATCGTCAGACGAGGATCGACGGGGAGAGCAGTCGGTGCCGTAGTCACACGAGGAGTCGTCACCTCTGGAACGTCCTGCACCACGGTCGCCTGCGTCACCTCTGTCGGCGCCAAGAAGGGCCTATTTGGCTCTCCGGGCACTCCAGTCGTCGGCCTGAAGACCGTCTGACCCGCCTGCACAGTCACCGGACCAAGGTTCTGGACGTAGTTGAAGAGTTCCGGAGACCCTTCTTCAAGAACACGACCGTCCGGAAGACGCACGCCAACAGCGGTGCGACGTGTACCCGTTTCACCAAGTGCCGGGAAGCGAATGCCAATGTCGCCGTAAACAGGGGTTACGCCCTGCGGGAGCGCCCGAAGAACGGTGTCTGTCAGGTAGGTGGTCTGAGTGCCTTCCGGGGAGAAATATTGGTCACGGAGCGGTGTTCCCGTCACCGAAACCCCAGCCGGAACCACTGTTGGAGCA